GGCGACTTGACCCCGCGCTGGTACTGGATGCTGACAATGGCGGCCTGGGCCTGCCAGGGCAGCGCGGCGAAAGCGTCAGTCACGCCAGCGGCCCGGTCGTAATGGCCGGCGATTTTCGCGATGTGGTGACCGAGCATGGCCGCATCCAGCTCGTCCGCCACGTCCTGACTGACGGTCAGGGGCAGGCGGTGCAGCACGGCCACGGCGGCGGCCTGCCTCTGACCCAGATAGGGCCGGAGCTGGTTGACAATGCCGGGATTTACGCCCATGCCGCCGAGTGTGTTGGCGTCTGTCTGGCCAAGGTCGACACCGGTGCCGATGGTCACGCCACTGATGCCCATGGGGCGGTATTTTTCCGGTTCCGGCCCGCCGTGATAATTGGCCGTGCCGCCCGTGGTCAGTTCGCAGGGGATATAGCCGCGCAGTTGCTGCGGGCCCTCAAAGCCGGGACGGCGGAGGACTTCGCGAATTTTGTCGATATGAATGGGCATGGATTGCACTCCCGCTTTTGGCGAAAGCGTACCACACCTTTTTGAGGTTTTGCCGAGATTGCTACCAAATCCCGGCGAATTTGTACCAAAAGGGGGGTTGACAGGTTTTTCATGCTTCGCGTTTTTTCCTGTACCACGCCCACAACTCCGCTGATTCCGCCACCGGGACATCCCCGTCAAAAACAATGGGAGCGCCTTCGCGGAGAAAATCGCGAATCCTGTTTTCCGACGTTCGCAGGACTTTTGCGATATTTCTGTATCCACGCAATACCTGTACAGGGCGAATAATTTTCGGTTCCAGTTCCATTTTTACCATCTGCGGTTACAGTCAGATTATTTTGTGATTTGTTTTTCTCGTCCAGCATGTGCTATCGTCAATGTCCATATCAGTTACGCGATACGTGACTGTAGCGATCCTCCCATCCTCTCCCCACAAGAATCGTGGTCCAAAGACACGTCTGTCCTTGATATTTCTCAATTTTGACGCCGCTCTGGAAATGGCTTCCGCCGCCCTGTTGACGACATGCAATTGCGGTCCCTCAAAAGGCACGATAACTTCAATGATCATTTTCCTCACCCACGTTTGAATATTAGTGCACATGCTCGCCATTCATAAATCGCATGGCGACACATGCCACGTCCAGGGCCTCGTCCAGCTGGCGATCCCGGCTTTCCTGATCCACTGCCTGTGAGAGCTCGGCCCACTCTTCGCCGATAACCTCCACGGCCTCTTCCGCGCTTTCGGCAAATATGGGATGCTTTTCCCTGGCCTCTTCAAGCCTCCGCGCGAGCATAAAAATAGCGTGCCGCCCCCGCCCCACGTCTCCGTTGCCAAAGGCCATGCAGGCCCGGACGTGGGACATGGGCCAGTCCTTGCGCCTGGCGGTGTTGTGCTCTGTCATCAGGCAAGCCTCCTGATTTCCACGACGGCCTTGCCGCCGCGAATATTTTTGCCCCACTCCATGGACAGCCGCCACACCTGACTGTCATCCCGCCACACCCCGGCGTGCGTCAGGGCGTCCAGCAGGGCTTTTCCCCCGAAATTGTCCAAATCCCGCCTCCTGTTGTCCGGGGCATGGAGCGTCACCGCCACGGCGACGCCAGAATCGATTCCAAGCGCTTTTCTTTCCGCCATGACCGTTTGCTCAACCTGATGACGAAACTCACGCCCGGGGGCGGATATGAGCGTTCTCGTGGCCTTGCCGATGCGCACCGAGCGCCAGTAGTGATTCACGGACGGCGGGAACGGCAATTCCAGGACCAGGGGCGGATAAGCGTCCTTGTCAGGGTTCGCCGGACACGACACACAGCACAGGTCGCCGTCCATGGCGCGGGGGCAGGTGAGGCCGGGACAGCTAGACATGCCTCAACCTCAACTCTGAAATCCAGCCGCGACACTCGGCGGATACGATGACGATTTTCAACAGACCCTTCATGCGACCCCCTCAGCGCAGTAGCGTACAGGGCTGTCCTCAATATTTTCCAGATATTGCAAAGTGCGTCGGTCAAACCAAAGCTTGACCATCCCCTCCCACTCCCCTTCGCGCTGCTTGCAGCAGTTCAGGATTGCGTCCGGTCCATCGGCCCGCGCCTGCTGTTTTGCCCAATCTCCGACAGCTTCCTGGATTTTCTTTTCCTTGGGCTTGTTGCGCCAGACGATGAAAACATTGTCCACCATGTCTGTTATTGCACCAGTGCCCTTGATGTCGAACTTGTCAGGGATATCCTTTTCGTCCTGGCGCTTGCGTGAATGGCAGACCAGATGCACTTGAACATCGTTATTGCGGGCAAAATCAGAAAGACGGTCAACAAATTTTTTTTGCTCGTTGTAGGCGTCCTCCCCGAATCCGCACTTGGCAAGGCTGTCGATGAGAAAATGGGTCACGCCGTAGCGGCGATATGCATATTCAAAAACCTCAAGAATACGGTCAGCTCTGGCCGTCCCCTGCACATCGAAGACCCACAACCGCCCATCGACAAAATCCTCAAGCGGCGCGCGGTCACTCGCTGAAGGCTTATTTGTCGCTGTAATCTGCCGATAAAGGCGCGCCAGCAGCTTATAGGGCTTGAACTCCATCGAGGCGATACACCAGCGGTTTCCGGAAGCCAGGCTGGATGCTATGACATGTCCGACAAGCTGGCTTTTTCCGTGTCCGTTTATGCCTGCCCAGATGGTGGTTTCTCCGGCCCGCGTGCGGATGGTGTTCTGAGTTTTTACCCAGGGCAGGGCATCGCCACGCCTGATTGCGCTGTCGGCATAGTAGGCAAAAACCTCGTCCATGTAGGACGATGCAGACCGAAGCTCCGCGGGGTCAATGGTGTGCGCGGAGTCAAACAACGCGCCCATGTCCGCGCCAGCCATCAAGGCCTCGTTGGCGTCCTTGTACTGGCCCATATTGACCGAGAAGCAGCGGTGAGCGCCAAGGCGGCGCGCGATATGCGCCGCGGCCTTCTGGCCCTGCTCGTCCATATCCAGGGCCAAAAAAATGCGATCAAAAAGCTGAAGCCTTTCCCACTCCGCGTCTATCCAGCAATCCTGCTTGTCCCCCTCGCCGCCACCGCGCGGAACCGACACGGCGTAATACCCGGCTTGCCGGAATGCCATTGCATCCAGCTCTCCTTCCACGACGATGAGGTCACGAATATTCTCCGGTATGATTTGCCAGCCGAACAGGCACGGTTCGCTGTCCTTGCTGGTCCACATGGCCTTTTTGTCATGCAGGGGCCGAAACTTGATGAAAATCAGCTCATCGCCACGTTTGTACGGAAAAACGATCACCGGCCCATGTCGCTGGCTCTGGATTTGCCCGATCTGGAATGCGGCCACAGTTTCCGCACTGATCCCTCTGTCCTGAAACCAACGCAGCATCTCAGCGCCAGGGACCGTGACACCCTTGGGCCTCTCCGGTCGGCCGTACCGCTTCCTCTCCGGGGCAAAGTCCGGCATGCCGTCCACGATGCCGAGAAAGTCTTTGGCTTCTTTCACGGCTTCCGCCTTGGCGCATCCCCGCACGGCCTGGATCAGGTCGATCAGATCGCCACCCCTGGCGTCGTCCGCGAAGTCCCGCCATACGCCAGCCTTTCCCGCCAAATTGACGCCAAGGGATTGCCCTGTTTCGCCGCTGATGCTTCCTGCCCGCCATTCATGCCCCTCGCGCTTCCCACCAGGCAAAAGCCACTGGCATACGGCCTCAGCCCTGCCCGCGAGCATTTTGGCGATTTCGCCGATGTCGTATTGCCTGCTCATATGGCCCCCGCCCAGCGATCAGATTGCGATTGCGCCCCATGTCGCTTGCGAAATTCTCCCACGACGCTCTGAAGCTTCGTCACTCCCGTCCGCGTTTTTGAGCGCATCCGTGCCAACGATTTGAGATTCTGCCCCCAAAAGTCGTCATGTACGGCCCACATGAGGGCATGCTGCATTTCCTGCCAGTCGAAGCCATCCAGCCGTTCAGCCCTGTCCAGCTCTTCCGCGCCAGAGACGACAAGCCGCTCTGTGACCCTCGGGGCGGTGTTGCCGTGGGTTAACGAGACTTCGTTTTGGAACCTCCTGGCGAAAGCAAGAAATTTTTCATCCGGCAGCGCTGGTGGGGCAGGCGAAGCCGGAGGAGTGCCGCGCGTTTCGCGCGCGTCTCTCTCTTCTTCTGTTTCTGTCTCTGTTTCTGTTTTTTCTTCTTCTTTAGAAGAAGAAAAACGCGCGCGCGATACTCCGGAGTCGCTCCGGAGCTTCTCCGGAGACACTCCGGAGTTTTTAGCTTTTTTCCTTGACCATTCATCACGATATTTCAGTATGTTAGGTGATTTCACCGTGATCGTTTGCCCATCGTCTGACACCTCAAAGAGCCCTGCTTGCTCACAGCTTGCTATCAGTTTGCTCCATGTTTGATGCTTGATTGCCAGCTTGTTGCACCACGCACGCTTCGAATATGAGCAGTAATTTTTACCGTCATCATCGACTTGTGCGGCGATCAACTCAAGGACACGCCAGAAGAAACCGTACCCCTCAAGGCCACATTCATCGACCAGCCTTGAAATTTTTTCGTCATCTATGGAGTTGGTCATGTGTTTAAACCAGCGCACAGTCCACCTCCATAAGCACCTGCATTGCCATCTGTATGCGCCTCTCTGCATCCATGCATTCCCGGCGCAGCTCATGTAATCTTTTTCTCTGACTAAGCAGCTCAGCCTCGGCAAGAATGCGTTTTTCGCTCTGCGAGAGTTGACAAGCATCAGTGTTATGGTACATACTGTCCCCGTTGATTAACGATCTTTTGTTTCCCGCGTTAAGCCCGGTCGCCCGCCGGGCTTTTTCTTTTTCATAGCAGACCTTGTGGAAGGGTGTCCGGAAACAGCGCGTTCCA